AGATGTTTTGGTCACCAAGCTGAAGTTGACCAGCAATTCGTTGGGCACCTTGAGCTAAAGCACTTTGAGCAGCCGCACGAGTGGTGGCGATTGTGCCGAGATCTTTAGAAAACTGCTGGGCAATATTACCTTTCGCAGTTTCTTGAAGAGCCCGGATGCCTAAGTTGGTTTCACCAAGGCTCTTTGCGAGTTCGTTGTCGCCCTGGCGAGCAGCAGTTGCTGCCTGAGCCATGAACTGCGGACCAAGCAGCGCAACACCAAGTCGGGCTTTGCCAAGATCTTCTTGAAGACCAATACCAGCACTCAGAAGTTTTGCGACCTCACTTGTTTGAAGGCCAGTAATCGCATCACCACGAGTTCTTGCGTCCTGTAATGCAGAAAGTGATCCTTGGTTTAAACCCTGAGCTAATAAAGCTTGTCCGTAAGTTGAGCTTGATAAAGCATTCGCAAACTCTGAGGTAGCAAGCGTAAGAGGATTGTTGGCAGCAGCTGCTTCAGCTCCGTACCGAGCGTAGAAATCTAAAGGATTTGACTGAGCTGCGGAACTTCCGCCACCTCCTCCACCGCCCGAAGAACCGCCGCCCAAAACACTGCCAATTACAGCGGGAGCCGCAGCAGCAATAATTGTTTCTAACATTACTGAACCCTCCCTGTCTGAATACTAGACGGAGAAATAGCGCCCCGAGATTGATACAGAGAAGACGTTCCACTCATCGGGGACATCAGCTGCCCGACTAGGTCCGCGTCAGGTCGGTTGGCTTTGTAAGCCACAAATGTCAGTGCTTTCGCAATCTCAGCTTCGCGGCGAGCGTTTGCTTCGTACTTAGCGATGGTTTCTCTAGTACGAGCTTGAAGAACATCCCGCTCATAAACAAGCTTTCCAAGAATATCTAAAAGCTCTTTTTTCCTTTCGAATTGTTCAGCTGGTAAATTCCTAATCTCTTCTAAAATTTTGGTTCCGACTTCTCCCAGACCACTCTGAGGAACATCGATTTTCTCAGTTCGTGTTTGCGGAACAGTTGACATGTCGCCCGGATCATCTTTAGCCGCAGCCATCACCACGGGTTGATCAGACCCTTCGTAGGGATCAACCGGAAGAGGCATAGACTCAGGCCCGACCTGATCACCAACTTGTACACCAGCCTGCTGAGCTGACATCACGGGTTGAGTTTTTTCATCCCCAACATTCAAATTAATCAATGCGCCCTCTTCTTGGCTGAGAAGATTCGGGACCCCTTGTTCTGTAAGGGTCAACCGCATTGGGAGAGGTAAAGATTGTAATTCGTTTAAATCCATGATTACCTCAATAAGAACGTGGAGTTAAAAGTTGGTCAGCTCCAGGAAGCTGATCCAAGCTTCCCAACTGACCTTTCATGACCTCAGTCACCAAATCTAAAACTCTACGATCATTCTCTCCTTGTTGTATGATGGCTTGTTCGCGTGCTCGACCAGCAGCTTCTTCTTGTTTTTCCTCGATTTTTTGTTCAGATGACCTGGTAAACGCTCTCATTTTCGAGGCTCGATAATCCTCTAAAGCCTGTACGGGGTCACCACCGTGAAGCAAAGGTATAAATTCTTCGTTTGAACCAAGCTTTCGGCGAAGTTCGATTCTGGCATTCTGTCCTTTAATATCTTGATTAAGTTTTTGTACTTGCTGAAGATACTGAATTTCATCAAGAGGAGACTCTTGAATTTTTGTTTTACCGCTATCGGCAGATTGCGGTGTAATTGGTGCTTGTTGATCTATAGCCCTATCTCTCAAAATATCCATACCCAAAAGAAGTCCGCCAGGAATTGCGGTGGTAAGTGCGCCCTCCGCAACACCCCTCGCCCTTTGTCGCCTAGGTGAGCCTTCAGGGCCGACAATTCTTTCATACAAATTTTTAGGAGTTTGGATTCTTTCCCTCTCTGCTGCTTCTTTAGCGTCAGCCGCTTTTTGTTGAACTGTTGAAGCCCTCCGCTCAGTTGACGCAGCCCTGCTGGCTTCATCAAGCTCAACTTGTCTCGTCGCTGCCTTCAGCAAATCCGCATCGCTAGCATCAGGAAGCTTCTGTTTTAAAGCGTCCAGAACTTGATTTAAAAAAACTACTCTACGATTTTGTGGTGCCATTAGCTTCCTGCAGGGTTATCGAAAGATGTGCCGCTTAGTGGCTTTTTCATTTCTAAGTTTAATCCTTTATCGTGAGACATCATGGGAACTTGCATAGCCTTTTGATCAGCAGAAGGCATAGCTGCAGTCTGTGGGAAATTAGAAGCTAAATAACGACGCATAAAATCCACGGGGTTTTGCATCGGAGCCTCTAACTTGACGTCCCGCTCTTCAAGTTGTCGTTGACTTTGGTTCATCAGCTGAGCTGTTGGAACTGTACGGAGGGAGGAATTGAGCTAGAGCTAGGAGCGTTAAGCATTGAGTAGTTAGACGCTTCAGAAGGTGTGTCGTACTCAGCAGGACGCTGTGAAGCTAAAGCATCCATGTGGGCTTGCTCTTCATTATCCATTTCATCTAACATCATGAGCATCGCCATAACCGCCTCAGGGTCCTGGCAAATTTGCTCTAGCAGACTTGCTAAGTAAGCGTCCTTAGAAGGTTGCTCAGGTTCAGTACGAAGGCGAGAGGCAATCTCAGCCTTGACCATCGGATACTCAGTATCGGGGTAGGTATTGAGGGAACGAGTCGCCCCTGTGTACATTTCCTCCGAATAATCAGGTGACGGTGGACGCATCACCATAAAATCACGTAGCACCCGAGAAACCATAGGTGCCATTGCTGCTTGCTCTGCAGCTGAGGTCGGCATGGGCTGACCAAGTAAGCGAGCAGCTAAAGCATAATCAGCCTGAGAAAACACCAGAACCTACTGCAACAGTTAATTCCATTGTACTCTTTATTCCTAAAACGTCGCCAGGAGTGACATTGAGAGTCGTGCAAATTTTTTCAAGTACATCTGGCGACGGTATATAACGAGAATCAGAGCATATTTTCCTCGTAGTTGTCGGCGACAAAGCAGCGAGTTTACTTAGAGCAAAAGAAGAAAGATCCTTTTGATCTAGCAAACTCTGAAGGTTATTTGTTAAATAACCGCTTGCTGTGTAAGCCGAATAAAAAGGCATCAACCGAACTTGAATCCTTCTGAGATGTTGACCAATCCAGTGCCGCTGAAATGACCGAACGAAGTTAAATCGATTTTGGGAGAATCGATAATTCGCCAAGAGACCATTTCACTCGGGAAACGGATGTCATCTAAAAACAACCACCGCTGTTTCTTAGGGAAGTCTAATGTGGATAAAAGACTGTAGAACTTACGTTCGAACACGCCATCTTTAGGCCCGTCGCACATAATAAAATCAGCGTCACAAAGCATCTTTGAAAACCGTGCGAACGTTTGAGGTTCTTGTAAGTCTTCAATGTGCTGTACAAGCTTTCCAGAACTGAAATCTTCTTCAGTCAAATAAGTAGTTGGATAGTCAGTCCATTCCGTAACGTCAAAAGTAATAACTTCGTCTTCGTCGGCAGAAAAATCGAGCATCGCCCTGGCTGAAGTACCCAAGTGGGTGCCGATGTCTACGATCTTCACTGGCCCCGAAGAACGATCAAGGTTATAGATGAGGCCAGCCAGAAGGCGGTAGTGATCGCCAGGAAAAGCATTAACAAAAGGATTAGCGCAATCGATGCGGCAATCCGCAGCCGTTCGCACAGCTTTGAGCAAATAGTCCCAATCGGCAAAACTCTGGGCTGCGGGATCATCATCTACAGACCAGCATGCGCTTTCAATGGGGTGACGTACTGTTTTCATGTTCAAAAACCAAGGTGCTTGCGGCGGACGAAATCTAGGTCATAAGTCGTAAAACTCACAGGCATGTCATCTAAATCGAAAGGTGTTTTATACGTTTCACCTTCCACATGACCTTGCCAGGCTTCACTCCATTTCATGTGCATATAGCGTTTGTTCATCTCATGCGCTAGGTGCACACCCTGCGCGATAGAGGGTTCTGACCGCCAAGTTTGACTCCCGTCGGAGTAATCGTTCTTTTTAGTGCCGTGGTAGTAATCGTGCTCAAGTGAGAGAACACGTTTGACATCGTCGTGAATAAACCGCATCCCATAATCCAGATCTTCGCAGTACCCCGGATACAGGTTTTCATCGAAAAGACCATACTTTTGAACCATCCAGTCCTTCAACAGAAAGATGTCCCAACCGCCGTTCTTACCGTGCACTACACCTGTTTCTTCGTCCTGAGCCTTTTCGTTCATTTCTTGAAGAAAACCAGGCTCATACATGACGTCATGGTTTGAAATAATCCAGTACGGAGCTTTTAGAAAAGATTTAATAATCAGATTCCAAGCGCCACTGCACCCGAGATTCGCAGGCATGTGTACCACATGCACTTTCTTCACAAACTTATGGGGAGCAGCAGCTAGGAGATCAAGCTCACGGGTAATCTGACCGCGACCGTTGTTATTGAATACTACAAAATTATCTACAGGATAATCAATGCTATAAAACAATCTCCAAATCCAGTGAGGGCAATTAACAATTGCTGTACCCAAAACAGGAATAGAATCCAAAACACATACACAACTGTTAGTATGCTAACACCGATATCTGTTGTATGAGCACCTTTTTCTGGACACCAGGTATCGATTTAATCGTGCCTACCGTCGAGACAAGTTTCTTGATGCATAGGGATGACTCAGGTCTTTGCCAAGCTCATAGAGTCGGGGTCCCTGAAGCATCCTTGATTGCCTTCATCAAGCAGCACTTACCAGGAGACGGGGTGCTCATTGACTGTGGCGCACATATGGGCGTGTACAGCATTCTGTTATCTGAGTGCTTTGATAAAGTTTTTGCTTTCGAGGCACAACGTCGTACTTACTTTCAGCTTTGCGGAAATATTTTTATCAATGAAAAAACGAACATTATTCCTGAAAACTCTGGCGTAACTTCGAGTGGTAAGACGCACCAAGAAAAAACTCTTTACGTCGTAAGCGAAGACGGAGGAGGATCAACCTTTATCAAACCTAAGAATCAAAAAATTCTTGATGAACAGAAAGTCAAGATGACAGCTCTCGATCACCATCAATACGGTGGTCCTGTCCGCATGATCAAGCTGGATATTGAAGGCTACGAATACGACGCTTTAAAAGGAGCTGAAATGACCATTGCTCAGCACAAACCTCTAATCGTGTTCGAGAGCAACCCTGGCAACGAAGCTCAAAGAAGTATGATTTTTGATTTTTTAAAATCTAAAGGGTATCAGATGGGTCGCGTACAAAACTACGAAAACATGTTTATAGCTGCTGTTGACTCTTGAGTGTTCTGTAAATAACTCCGTGACGCCTGGGGTTGAACTTCCGCTTTGCTTTTTTCGGTCTTTGATCTTTGGACTTTCCGCGCCTAACACTTTCAAACTCCCGGAGATACCTGCGTTCGCCAGCAGGATCAAGTATGTACTTACCTCCTCTCGGGCCTACATATACCTGACGCCCGTTCCATTTTTCGTTTATCGGATTGTGGTCTTCGCTCATTTGTCTTTGATGTAAGAGGAACAGTCGTTAGCGTCAGTAGTGCCGCACTCAGGAATCTCTAAAGAACAATATCCAGAAGCCTTTGCGTAAAAACCGCAAGAGTGGCACCGATATTCATCATCTGATTTAGCTAACTCTTCAATAGTTTCATTAACTGTGTGGGAAGTAAAGATTTTACTCAATGCCTTAAAGTTTCTGCGGAGTTGCACAAACTCCTCATAGATGTCTTGATCGAGTTCATAACGAGTTTCCCTGTGTCCGCAAAGATCACACTGGTAGCGCCGACGACGAGCATCTTTTTGTTGACGAGTTTCAATCACACGAAAGCTTTTTTGACCGCAGTGAGTACACTCCCTCATCTGCTGGTACTCAGCTAAACCGCGCATTTGATAGTCACTGTGTTTTGCTCGCTGAACCGCCATTCGATCTCAGTATGAAAAAATGCCCGAGGCGAGACTTGAACTCGCACGACCCTTACAGGTCAGCGGATTTTAAGTCCGATCCGTCTACCGATTCCGGCACTCGGGCGATGGGCAAACTATAAGGGCAAATTCAGCTAAACCAAACAACACTGTTAGCATATTGATGCTTTCCTTCAAACACCATGCCAGCAGCGTCATTTAAAGAGTTGATGGGGCAGCTAAAAGAGGACACCAACATCCAAGTGGCTGCTCCAGACAAGAAAAAGCTTGCAGATCACTACAACTTCACTGAAGGCTGGTATGACGCGCTGTTAAACAGTGATAAAGCGATCAGGTCAAACACGCAGGGACCTCAGATTCACTTAGACCCCGAAGAAAAGCGTCAAATCGTTGAAATTGGTGTTTACGAAGGCGCTTCTAGCTGTTTTTGGTCAGATTTTTACTTAGATAACGAAGAATCGAGTCTGATTTCGATTGATCCCTTCACCGGAAGCGAGGAACACCTAAAAAATCCGGAAAATTACGCTGGTTTATCCCGATTAGAGCGCACCGCACGCGAAAATATCGCCAAATCTAAAAACTGCGGCAAAGTTGAAGTTATCAAAGGGCTTTCACAACATGTTTTTGCTGATCTGGACGCTCGTTTTGGTGGGGAGCCTTGGATTGATGTTCTTTACATCGACGGAGCCCACGACTCAGTCTCTGTGGCACGAGATGTCTCTCTTTACGTACCCATGGTCAAGCCAGGTGGAATTGTTTTCTTCGATGATTACGCCCACCCAGACGTGAAACGTGCGGTAGATATGGGTTTGACTGCGTTTGCAAGCTTTGAGTTTGCATTGTTCACCGGTTGGCAGCTTGTGGGTAAAGTTGCAGAAATTGCGAGCACCCACGGTGACCCTGCATGACCTCGGACTGATGGTCCTTCTTATGGCTCCTGCAATGATGATGTCCGTTATTCTCCTCTGGACATTCGCAGCGGGAGGCTAGACAAAGCAAAGCTCCGGGTACGGTTGCGTTACGCCCCGGAGTTATTTTGCTCTGCAGTCTAATCAGGTCTTGCCATCTGATTAGGCTCACTCTCCTTCAGCGGGGGATCCAAGGAGAAGGGGCAGGTGACTCAAGTCAAATCCCTTACCCGCACTGTCAATATAGCAACATTGCAATTCTTGTCAAACCTTTTGGGGTTATAAGAAATCGTACCAACCCGTGAAAATGTATTTTTCTTCTGACGGTGAAACCAAACCTCTATGCGTGTGCGTGAAATCAGGAGGCCAAATAAGTAACTTTCCTTTTTCTGCTTTTTCTATGTGGTCTAAATATTTAAATTCTGTTCCACCGCCATCTTCAACAGTATTTAAATAAAACATCCAAACCAAACAAGTTTTTTGGCTAACTGAATTTCTTTCACAATGAAATACTTTATAACCGCCGCTTGGAGGTTTGTAGTACTGAAATTTCATCATGTGAAAAATTTCAAAAGATGTTTCCCATAACTCGTCATATTTTTTTGCGTAATCTTGAACACTTATCCACAAAAAATCTAAAAGTTTTTTTGTAGAAGGTTGAGATTCAAAAAACTCAAAATTTTCACTGATGTCTATTGATTCTTTTATATTTTTGTATACAACATCTTTGTTTTCAGAATTAAAAAAACCTTGTTTTTGAAGTTCTTTTGAATTTTCAAAAAATTCAATATTTTCATCACAAACACTTAAATCATCCAAATAATAACGACCAATAAAATTATCCATAGGAGAGAACACTGTTGGCTATCAGTATACGGCTATATTTAGCAACGCTTGTGCTTTTTCCACAGAAATAATTGTTGCAGCTTGCCGCGTCCGACGTTTTTGTTTTTCACCTAATACCCCTGACCTCCCTTTACTCATCC